GTGCCCGCCGACAAGGTGCAGCGTATGCGCGACGGCTACGAACCGCACCCCGAAGAAATCGAACTTGCGCGGGGGTCTTACCCCAAATAACGAAGTCTTAACCCGAACGTGATACGCAGGGGAACCAACGTAGAAAGGGAACAACCATGCAAGCAAACCCTGCCCCTTGGGGCAACACCCCGCCCGACGAACGCGGCATGTACAGCGCAAGCGCCAAGCCGAAGGATTACGACGGCAACGAAGACGCCGCCCGCATTCTTGAACGGGTCTTGCATCGCACGCGCTACAGTGCTATCGTTCGCCTTGAACTTGCCGCCGCGCTTGAAAGCGTCGTGCGACGCGAAGTAGGAAGGCGGAAACATGGCAAAGGAATTTAGGCGCACATGCGCCAAGTGCGGCGGGCAGGGTATGCTATCCGGCCCGCTTAAGCTGCTACGCAGCGTGTGCCCGGTATGCGACGGGCGCGGGTACGTCGTGCTTAAAAACGTAGTCGCGGCCCCAATCGTGACGCGCAACGATACCGACGCCGACATGATACTTAGACAGGCGCTAGGGCACTTGTCGCAGGTTGTCGTTATCGGGTACACGAAGGAAGGGGCCGAATTCTTCGCTTCAAGCGTCGCTAGCGGTGCCGACGCGCTTTGGCACCTAGAACGCGCCCGGCACAACCTGCTAGGCGTCGTAGACAAGGAAGAACCGTAATGCGGGCGACCGTCATTAGTGACGCGTCGTACTGCCCCGACACGAAGGCGGGCGGTTGGGCCGTGTGGGCAACCCTTGACGGCAAAGAACGCGCTAGGCAATCCGGCGCGTTCAAGACCCGACCGCCTAGCGTCAACTACGCCGAACTATGGGCCGCGTGCAACGGGCTAGTTATCGCCCGCAACATGGGCGCGGTTGAAGTGCTGTTGCAAACCGATAGTCTATCGGTCGTACAATGGATTAACGGCAAAGGCGGCGAACACATGCAAAAGCACGTCGCGGCGTTGCTGCGTAGGCTAGTGCCCGACTTGACAGTTAGGGCGAAGCATGTTAAAGGGCATACGACGCATAACGAACCGCGCTTTTGGTGTAACCGTTGGTGCGACGCCGAAGCGGGAAAGCACATGCGCCGACAACGAAAGGAACTACGACAATGAAAGTAGGAACCCCCGAACCCGTAACACGGGTTCTAGGCGAAGAACAGGGGTACAACCCCCTGCCCGTGCAAGACGGCTTCGTAAGCGTCGAACACGGCGACGGTACCGCGACGCAGTACCCGGTTATGTTCACAGTCTGGCACCCGTCGCACGAAGAACTTGCCGCGCTTAACGCGGGCGGGCATATCGTGCTAGGCGTGCTTGGCGTCATGCACCCGCCGATACTTATGCAGGTAGCGGCGACCGACGGTAAGGTAGTCTTAGAAGGCGTACGGCAATGAACCCGAACACACTTGCGGCAAGCGGCACCGAACACGCGCACCAAACGGCTTTCTTCGCATGGGCGAACATGGCGGCGTACAACGGCTTCGTTGCCGCCTGCGACATGGCGTCGTACGAAGTCAAGGGCTACGCCGCAAAGCGTATGCAGCTTGAAGGCGACGCGCCCCGGCCCGAACTTCGCCTTATGCACGCTATCCCGAACGGCGGGAAGCGCGACGGCGTGACGGCGGCAAGGCTTAAAGCCGAAGGCGTCAAAGCGGGCGTACTTGACGTGTTTTTCCCGCACCCCGAAGCCTTCTTTTACCCCCTGCACAACGGTACGAACGTGCCGAAGAAGGAACAAGGCTTGTACATGGGGTTGTATATCGAATTCAAGGAACCGGGCCGGAAGACGCACAAGAACGGCGGGCTTTCCGACGCACAACTTGAATTCATGGAAGCCGCCCGCGAACAAGGCTATTGCTGTAGGGTCGCGTACACATGGCAGGAAGCGGCTAACCTTATCCTTGCCTATTACCGTATTGACATGCGCGTAAAGACGTAGTAGACGTAGCCGCACGATAGCACGAAAGGAACCGCTATGCTTCGTTGTCAGATTGTCACGCTTTCCGACGGCCCCGTGTGTAAAACGTGCGGCTGCGCAAACCCTAACTTGTTCGGCGGTCGCACCGATTGCCGAACCTACGACCTTGCCGAAAACGAACCGTTCGTAGACCGTTACCCCGGTTGGGTTATCGTAGCCGTATGGGGCGGTATGGCGGTCGGCGGTATTGCGTTTTGGTACGGCGTCGTCAAGCTTTTGATTTGGGCTATTACGTTGCCCATTGTGTACGAAAGCTACAGTACCCGCGAATGCGTACGCGTAGACGACCCCGAAGGCGTCTATAGCTGCGAAAACCTGCCCCCGAAGTACAACCACGAATGGACGGAATAACAGCTATGGCAACTTTCCGCGTACACTACGCACTTGCAAGCGACTTCGTTAAGCGGCACCGCGACGTAGAAGCTAAGAACCCGACCGAAGCGGCGAACGTCGTACGCGACGAAGCCAAGGGCAAGAACGATATTGCCCACATTGCGATGGTCAAGGCGCATTCGGAAGCGGGGGCGTAATCGTGTGGTTTTGGTATGAACGCACGCTTACGGGGCATTGGTCGCCGGTCAAGTCGCCCGACGCGCCCGGCAAGCGCCTAGGGGGCTACACGCCCCGGATTGTGGGCGCGGTAGCCTTGCCGCCCGACGAATGGGCAGACGACTTGCACGCGCTTGCCCGGCGGTACCCTGCACCCCCGGAAGAACCGGCCCCGGCCCCTGTGCCCCCGCCCCCGCCGCCCCCGACCCCCGACGCCGTTGCGACCGAAGTAGCCGACGGCGTAGAAAGGCGCCTTAAGCAAATTTATTCGTAGTAGGGGCTTGACGTAGGCTAGTGTCGTAGCTATCTTCGTATCAACAGAACACGAAAGGGCTACGACATGGCTTACGACACAGACGTTACCGTACTTGGGGGCTTGTCGATTACCGTTGAATTCACGGTAAGCGGGGCCGAACCCGACGTAGGTATTATGGGCGAAGGCGTAGACGAATGGTACGTTACGCATATCGCCGGGCGTGCGCTGCGCAAGGGCGAAAAGTGCGATTGGCTTTACAACCGTATCGCAGCTACGAAGGGCGAAGAAGACCGCATTATAGAAGCGTGTCTTGCCGCCGCGCCCGACGGGTACGACGACTACGACTACGACTACGACTACGACCGCGACGACTACTGATAGGGGGCGACCATGCAAGACCGTATCGCAGAACTTCGGGAACGCCTTGAAGCCCAAGAACGTTGGGGCAAATGGAACACCGCCCGCACGGCGAACGAACTTGCGGCCCTTGAATGGGCTGCGAAGACCCCGGCGCAACGCGCCTTGGCGAAGGTCGGCGAAGGTGCCCTTATCGCCGTCGCGTGCGTCGTCGGATACGCGCCGCTTATCGCCGCCGCGTACAGCGTCGCAAAATATTTCTTCGCAGGGCATTGACACGCGCCCGCGTCGTAGTAATGTGTCGCTGCATACCGCAACCGCAAAACCGAAAGGAACGCACCATGTCTACTATTTCCGCTAATCAGGCGAAGAAGCTTGCCGAAATCGTCGAAGCTACGACCGACGCGGCACGCGGGTTCGTCTACATGACCGAAAAAAGCGTCAAAGTTCTTGTTGACGCCGGTTACGCCGAATGCAATAAAGAAATCACCGACGGCGCGGGCAATATCGCCGTACGGGCGACCAAGGCCGGGCTTGAATACGGAACCGCCCCCGCCGCAACCGAAGAAGAAGGAACTACGACCATGAACCCCGAAGCTACCGCCGAAGCCGCCGCCCCGCGTTCGTTCGCCATTGAAACCGGCGTCGCAATCCCGTCTATCAAGCGTAGCGGCGCGGCTGCGTCTATCTACCCGTTCGACAAGCTGGAAGTCGGGCAGTCGTTCTTTGTCCCGGCTACCGCCGATATGCCGAACCCCGGCAAGTCGCTTGCGTCTACCGTGTCTTCGGCGTCGAAGCGGTACGCGACCGAAAACGGCACCCGCGAAATCAACCGCAAGGTTGACGGCGTTATGACGAAAGTTACCGTTCCGGCCTACGTGTACGAACGCAAGTTCGTCGTGCGCAGCGTCGAAGAAAACGGCGTCAAGGGTGCCCGCGTGTGGCGTGTCGAACCCGCCGACCACGAAGACGGCGACGACGAATAACCGGGCGTAGAACGCCCCGAATGCGGCGGGGTAGTTTCCGCCGGTTAGGGAAGGGGTCGCAGTAATGCGGCCCCTTTTCCTTTTGACCGAACGCGCGTTTTCGTGTAACCCTAGTCGCAACTTCAACAGGGGGCCGCGCCGTGTCTTACAATCTAGCCGTACGCGATATTCAACGCTTGCTAGCCGCCGCCGGATACTACAAGGGCGGCATTGACGGCGACGCGGGGCCGAAGACGTACGCAGCCGCCGACGCGATTGTGTCGAAGCATCCGGCCCGCCTTACGGCGCAAGACATGACCCCGGCGCGGCGTCTAGTCGCGGCTGCGCAGTTGGTGCTTGCCTTCGCCGGGTACGAACCGGGCGCTATCGACGGGTACGCCGGGCACAACACGGTAGAAGCGTTCAACGCATGGGAATACGAACGGGCGCACGGCAAGCCCGAAAGCCTAGACCGCGAAGCCGGGCTATTCGACGGCACGCCGGATACGACGCCGAAGGGTGCCCCGGCCCTGCTATGGCCGCGCCAAGCCGACCTAGTACGGTTCTACGGCCCTGTGGGCACCAACCAAACGCGCGTAGAACTGCCCTACACCATGCGGCTTGCATGGAACCCTAGCGAAGAAGTCAAGTCGTTTTCGTGTCACGAAAGGGTACGCGAACCTATGTCGCGTATCTTCGTCAACACGCTTAAGCACTACGGCGAAAAGCGCGTACGCGAACTTCGGCTAGACCTATTCGGCGGTTGCTTGAACGTGCGCAAAATGCGCGGCGGGTCTTCCTACAGTACCCACAGTTGGGGCATTGCCGTTGACCTTGACCCGGAAAACAACCAACTGCGTTGGGGCCGCGACCGTGCGACCTTCGCGCGTGACGACTTCGACGCCTTTTGGCGTATCGTCGAAGCCGAAGGGGCGCTTTCGCTTGGACGCGCCCGCAACTACGATTGGATGCACTTCCAATTCGCACGCCTGTAACCAAGGAAGGAACTAGGGAAATGAACAGCGCAGAACTTGGCGGAATTGTTCGTACGATTGCGGCGGCGGGCTTCGGCGTGCTTGTCGGTCGGGGCGTTATCGACGCGGAAACGGCGACGGCCCTTGCCGGTGCGGCGGGTACTATCGCCGTCGCCGTGTGGTCGATTTGGTCGAAGCGTAAGGCTTCGTAATCGACATGGGTTGGTTAACGCTTTTGCAGGCGTTACTAAGCGTAGCCCGCGTCGTTGCTGATTACCTACGGGATAAACAGCTAATCGACGCGGGCGAAGCTAAAGCCATAGCCGAAGGGCTGAAAGGGTCGTTAAATGCTATCGAACGCGCAAGTAAAGCTAGGTCTAAAGCTACTAGCCGTTTCGACGCTGCTAACGGCGTGCCAGACGACAAAGACCCCAATTTACGCGATTGACACAACCGCCGCGTGTAGTATCTTTTCCCCTATCAGCTATTCGCGTAACGACACAGTAGACACGCGTAGACAAATCGTCGGGCACAACGCAGCTTACGCCGAAGTTTGCCCTAATAAAGAAACGGGGGCAGAATAATGCTTATTGAAACTTCGGGCGTAATTGGGTTCGGCGGGCTGCTAGTAACGCTAATCGGGGGCATAATCGCACGCGATAGGGCGCTTACGAACATGATACACCAAAACCACGAAGAAAACACCAAGTCGATTAAAGACGGCGACGACGTATTGCACGAACGCATTAACCGAACGCGCGACGAAATGAATAACGGATACGTGCGGCGCACCGACCTTGACGGGCATTTGCAGCGCATTGAAGCTTCGCTACGGGAATTGAAAGCCGACGCGAAGGAAGACCGCAAAGAAACCAATACGCGGCTTGACGCGCTTCTAGCGGCTGTACGCAAACCTTAGCCGTTGCACAACCGCGACCTATCGCATACATTGAACGCGATAGGAGTACGCGAAGTGACAGACAACACCGAAGACCAAAAGCGGCAATACGGTATCGCCCTAGTGCAGACGCAGGGCGACGCCTATAAGGCTGCGCTTCTAATCTTCGGCAACGACATACCCCGCGCCCTATGCGTGTCGCGCGAATGGCCTAACGACCCGGCTGTACAGGGCGTGCTTGCCGCCGAAGCTGAAAACCCCGAACTATTCCCGTCGAAGCTTACCCGCCTTTGGGAAGTGCTAGCTATCGCGCGTAGCGTCGGCGTCGAAGCCAAAGACCGGCTTAAGGCGTACGACATGATTAGCGAAATGCTAGAAGAAAAGCCCAAAGCGCCCGGCACGACCATTAACAACAATACGCTAGTAGACAACCGAAAGGTTATGGTTGTAACCGACCACGGTAGCGACGACGATTGGTCGGAAAAACTACGGCGGCAACAGGCGGCGCTTGTAAATGACGCACGAAGCATCAATTGAACGGGCAGTAGGGGCCGTACTAACACGGGCGAAGCTTAAGGAACAAGGCTTTACGACCGTTTGGGAACCTATACCCGGTTCGTCGCAAGAACTAGCCCTAGACACGCGTTGCCACCACACGCTTTACCACGGCGCACGCGGCCCCGGCAAGACGATTACGCAGCTTATGCGCTTCCGTAAGCGTGTGGGCATGGGCTACGGTTCGTATTGGCGCGGCATTATCCTTGACCGGGAATTCAAGAACCTTGCCGACTTGGTTGCGCAGTCTAAGCGGTTCTTCCCGCAATTTGGCGACGGCGCTAAGTTTCTGCATGGGGCTTCGGAATTCAAATGGGTTTGGCCTACGGGCGAAGAATTGCTATTCAGGCACGCTAAGAAGCCGTCGGATTACGACAACTTCCACGGGCACGAATACCCGTTTATCGGTTGGAACGAATTAACGAAGCATCCTACTTCGGAATTGTACGACAAGCTAATGTCTACTAACCGTTCGTCGTTTAGCCCCGAACGGGATACGCCGCGCCGCTTCGGGCATAACGGCGGGCCGCCCCTTGACGACGAACACGGCAACCCGCTTTACGACACGCCCGACGGTAAGCCCCTGCCCCCAATCCCGTTGGAAGTATTCAGCACGACCAACCCGAACGGGCCGGGGCACAATTGGGTTAAAATGCGCTTTATTACGCCGGTAAAGAACGGCGAAGTTCTGCGTACGGAAGTGCCGGTATTCAACCCGCAAACGCAGCGCGACGAAGTTGTAGTAAAGACGCAGGTAGCTATATTCGGTAGCTACCGCGAAAACATTTACTTGCCGCCTGAATACGTCGCCGAACTTGAACAGATTAAAGACCCGAACTTGCGGGCCGCTTGGCTTTACGGAAGTTGGGACGTTAACGCGGGCGGTGCCTTCGACGACCTTTGGCGCAATGACGTACACGTATTGCCGCGCTTCCCGGTACCCGAAAATTGGCGTATAGATAGGTCTTTCGATTGGGGGTCGTCGCACCCCTTTTCGGTCGGTTGGTGGTGCGAAGCCAACGGCGAAGAAATCACGCTACCCGACGGGCGTACGTTCTGCCCGCCGCGCGGTACGCTTATTCAGGTTGCCGAATGGTACGGTACCAATTCGATTGGTACGAACAAAGGGCTTAAGCTTAGCGCGGCTGATATTGCGGTCGGTATACGCGACAAAGAAATAGCCCTTATGTCGCAGGGTTGGATTGCGTCGCAGCCTTGGCCCGGCCCGGCTGATAACCAAATCCGCGACGTACGCGAAAGCGACGTAGACACGATAGAAAAGAAAATGGGCGACAAGGGCGTACGTTGGACGCCTAGCGACAAGTCTAAGGGAAGCCGCAAGAACGGCTTTCAGTTGTTGCGCGACCGCTTGGAAGCGGCTATAAAGGGCGAAGGTGCGGCTATCTACTTTATGTCGAACTGCGTTGCGTCAACTACCTTGATACCGTCGCTACCGCGCGACGAAGACGAAGTAGACGACGTAGACACAGACGCCGAAGACCATGCTTACGACATGGTACGATACCGCGTTAACAAGGGCGCTAACCGTGCGGCGAAGACGATTACAGTTACGCACGCCACGTAAAGGGGTTTGACATGGCACAAGGCACGGTACTAGCGTCGCGGGGTCTACGACCGAACGTCGCGTTTGAACGCAAGGAACTACGCGAACGTAAAGCCGACTATCAGCTTATCGCTGATTGTATCGCGGGCGAACGCGCGGTTAAACACCGCAAGACCAAGTACCTACCCCAACCGAACCCCGACGACGTTAGCCCGGCGAACGTGGCACGCTACGAAGCGTACCTTACCCGCGCCGTGTTCTACAACGTGACGCAGCGTACGCTTTCGGGGCTTGTGGGCGAAGTGTTCCGCCGCGACCCGGTTGCAGAATTGCCCACAGGGCTAGACCCCGTAGCCGAAGACGCAGACGGCGCGGGCTTGACCTTGACGCAGCTTGCGAAGAAGGCTTTGCGCAATACCCTTGCAATGGGCCGGGCCGGTATTCTTGCCGACTATCCGTCGGTAGCTTCCGAAGAAGGCGTTACGAAAGCCGACGTTGAAAGCGGGCGCATTGCCCCTACGTTGACGGTCTACGACGCGCTTTCTATTATCAATTGGCGCACGGTAAAGCGCGGGTCTAAGACCGTGCTTACGCTTGTCGTCTTGCGCGAAATGTACGACGAAGAAGACGACGGGTTTGAAGTCAAGCAAAAGACGCAGTACCGCGTATTGCGCCTAACCGACAACGTGTACACTGTGCAGCTATACCGGGATAGCAAGCCGACGCTTGAACCTGTAGCGCCGACCGACGCCGACGGGCGTACGTTCGACTATATCCCGTTTTCGTTTATCGGGGCCGAAAACAACGATAGCGAAGTAGACAACGCGCCTATGTACGACCTTGCGTCGTTGAACATTGCGCACTTTCGCAATAGCGCCGACTACGAAGAAAGCGCCTATATCGTCGGTCAACCTACGCCCGTGTTTTCCGGCCTAACGGAAGAATGGGTTAAGAACGTGCTTCAAGACAACGTGCGGCTAGGTTCGCGCGGCGGCGTCGCCCTGCCCGAAGGCGGTAGCGCAACGCTGTTGCAGGCGGCACCGAACCAAATGCCGTTTGAAGCAATGGAACACAAAGAAAAGCAAATGGTAGCCCTAGGCGCTAAGCTTGTCGAAAGCAAGCAAGTACAGCGCACGGCGACCGAAGCGGGCATTGATAGCGCAAGCGAAACGTCTATCTTGTCGTCAACGACGAAGAACGTTAGCGCGGCGGTTACGTTCGCGTTGAAGGTTTGCGCCCGGTACGCAGGCACGCCCGACAACGCAATCAAGTACGAACTTAATACCGAATTCAGCATTTCCAAGCTATCGCCGCAACAGCAAGCGCAGATTATCGCGGCATGGCAACAAGACGCTATCACGTTTAGCGAAATGCGTTCGGCGCTGCGTCGTGACGGTATTGCGACGCTTGACGACGACGCAGCCCGTACCGAAATTGAAGAACAAGTTGCGTTCCGCACGTCGCTTGAACCCGACCCCGACCCGAACGCCGACCCGAACCAAGACCCCAACGACCCTAACACCGGGGGCGCGTAATGCCCGTAACGATAATCGACGCGCTAACCCGGCACCAAGCCTACCTTGAAATGTACAAGCTAGGGCTTGAACCGAACGTAGACGCGGTGCTTGCGCAAATCTACCCCGAATTGTCGGCGCTGTTAGCTGCGACGAAGGTAGACCGCTTGAACGCGCTTACGAAGAAGAAGCTTAACGAACTTATCCGCAAGTTGCAGGGGGCGCAATACAAGCGGTTTACGTTGTTCCGAAAGAACATGCTTAAGGAACTTCGGGCGTTTGCCGAAGGCGAAGCGCAGCTTAACGTACAAGTGTTTGAAACGGTCGAAGACAAGCCGCTAGAAGCCGCATACGCCGACAAGGGCGAACTTGCGGCTATCCTAGGTCTTCTAGCCTTGGCGAAGAACGCAGCCGGTCGCGCCCGCCTGTGGGCACTTGTTTCTAGCGCCCCCGACCCGGCAAGCGGGTTGACCCTAACGCAGCTTTTGACCGAATACACGCGGTACGTTACCGAAGGTATGCGCAAGCTTATCGTGCAAGGCTACGCTAACGGTTGGACTATCAGCGAAACGCTTAAAGCTATTTTCGGGTCGAAGGCTAACGGGTTCAAAGACGGGTTTACCGCCAAGGCTAAGCGCCAAGGCGCAACCGTGCTGCATACTATCGTACAGCACGTAAGTAGCCAAGTTCAAGCCGGGGTCGCGTCTATCTTCTACAAGTTCTACGAATGGGTCGCCATTACCGACGACGCAACGACCGACATTTGCCGAAGCCGCGACGGTAAGGTGTTCGTCTACGGTAAGGGGCCGCTACCCCCGGCGCATTACCGTTGCCGGTCGCGGGCCGTGCCCGTGCCGAAGGGGAAGACCTACAACGACGTGCCGGGCAACTTCTACGCATGGCTTGCCCTACAGCCGGTCGCGGTGCAGAACGACGTTGTAGGGTTGTCGGTCGCGGGCAGGCTGCGCAACGGTCGAATTGACCCCGCAACCTTGGGCAAGTTTCGCGCCGGGAAACCGTTGACGCTTGCGCAGTTTTTGGCTAAGTTCGGTCTTATCGTCAAATCGTAGGGCGGTGCCCTACTTCAACAAGGGAAGTTCCTGAAATGGCACTTAAGCGGAAAATCACCAAGGCGGAATACGACAAGCTTTCGGCGGAAATCAAGACCGAATACGTTGCCGACGGCGACGACTTCAAGCTTGATATTGCGGGCGAAGCCGACGAAGATACCGGCGCGTTGAAGCGGGCGAAAGACCGCGAAGCGCAGCTACGCCGCGAAGCCGAAAAGCGGGCGAAGGAAGCCGAAGACAAGCTTGCGGGTATCGAAGGCGACGACGCACGCAAGAAAGGCGACATTGCGACGCTTGAAAAGGCTTGGCAGAAAAAGCTTGACGACGCCAAGGCCGAAGCCGACGCCAAGATTAGTCGCTACGAAAACAACATTCGTACGACGCTTGTTGACAACGTGGCGACGAAGCTTGCCGCCGAAATCAGCACGTCGCCCGCGCTTATCTTGCCGCATATCAAGGCGCGGCTAGTCGCCGACCTTGAAGGCGACACGCCAACGACGAAGGTTCTTGGCAAAGACGGCAAGCCGTCGAACGTGACGCTTGACGACCTGCGCAAAGAATTTGTTGACAACAAAGACTTTGCCACTATTATTCGTGCAAGTAAGGCTAGCGGGGGCGGTGCCCCGGATGCAAGCCAACGTACGCGGCTAGGCGGTGCCCCGCAAACCCCGACCGGCGAAAAGCCTGCGTCGCTAGCCGCGCTTCCCGCGAAAGACCTAGCTGCGCAGCTTAAAGCCGCCAAAGAAGCCAACGCAAGCTAGGAGTAACTACCGTGGCACTTTCCGACCTTTCCGTATTCAGCGAATACACCTACGACGCAATGACCGAAGTTGTTGCGCAGCAAATCGACCTGTTCAACGCGGCGTCGCGGAACACTATTGTTCTGTCTACGCAGGCGCACCAAGGCGACTACAGCGACCGCGCATTCTGGAAGAAGATTAGCGGTCTTGTGCGTCGCCGGAATGCGTACGGCACGGGTGCGCAGACTGAAAAGGTTATGCAGCACCTTGTTGATATTATGGTCAAGGTTGCGGCGGGCACCGCGCCCATTCGCCTTGACCCCGGCCAGTTCAATTGGATCAAGATGAACCCGGAAGAAGCGGGCGCGGCGCTTGGGCAACAGCTTGCCAAAGACATGCTTGCCGACATGCTGAATACGGGTATCACTTCGACCCGTGCGGCGCTGGCACAGGTTGCGAACGTGCTGTACGACGCTACGGCCCTGTCGCCGAACACGCTTATTGCGAACCACCTGCTAGGCGGTGCCGGTAAGTTCGGCGACATGATGAACGAAATTTCGGCTTGGATTGTCCATTCTAAGCCGATTACCGACTTCTACGGCGCTGCGCTTACGAACACGTCGCAGTTGTTCACCTACGGTACGGTCAACGTCGTTTCCGACCCCTTCGGGCGCGTCTTTGTCGTTACCGACAGTTCGGGGCTTGTTACGACGGGTTCGCCGAACACCTATCATACGCTTGGCCTTGTGCCCGGCGCTGTGACGGTTGACCAAAACGACGACTTCGACGACAACTACCAGACTATCAACGGCGACGAAAATATCAAGCGCGTGTACCAGGCCGAATGGTCGTACAACCTTGGTATCAAGGGCTTTGCCTGGGATAAGACGAACGGCGGTAAGTCGCCGAACGACGCGGCCCTTGCCCTTGCGACGAATTGGGACCGCTACGCGACTTCCGACAAAGACCTTGCCGGGGTTGTCGTCAATACGCGCTAACGGGTCTACGCCGCTTAGTTGGAACCTTAAAGGGGCGGCAAGCTACGCCGCCCCTTTTCACTAGGAACCCCGAAAGGCTACGACCATGTTTGGCAAATACCCCCGCATTCTGTTCTTCGTCAACGGCGCGGTGCCCACACTTGAGCACCAACTAGCCGCCGAACGTCTGGCACCTTGCCGCGTTTCGTTCCGCAATGCGCTGCTAGTCGGCGACGAAGGTTCGCTTGAAGAATGCGACGGCGTTTTCGGCGACGTGCCGAAGCGTTACGCCGACAAGTACCCGACCGCCGAAGAAGCTATTGCCGTGTTCGTCAAGACGCGCGAAGAACAGCTTGCCAAAGCCGAAGAAGACGCGGCGAAGGCGAAAGAAGCTGCGCACGCTGCGAACGTCGAACAAGCCGAAGCGGTTGCCGCCGCCGCGAAGAAGAAAGCCGACGAAGAAGCCGCCAAGGCTAAGAAGGCGACCGACGACGCAGCCGCCGCGAAGAAGCTTGCCGCCGAAGCGGGCAAAGACGCCAAGGCGACCGCCGAAAACCCCGACGCAGGCACCGGGCAGATTGACGCCGCCGCGAAAGCCGCCGCCGCTTGGAAGCCGAACACCTAACCTTACGCGGGGTGTCTGTGGGCACCCCGCCCCAACTTGGGGGCCGAAGACATGATACTTTCCGCGCTTAACCGTCGTACGAACAAGTACGAAGATTTGTCTTTCCGCGACCTTGGGGCGTACGACGGGTACTTTACCGCGTTCATTTCGCCGCAAGCCGTTGGCGCGGCGGTCAAGTTCTTTGATATGTTCAACACGTCTACGTCAACGGTAAACCTTATCGTAGATAGGGTCGTACCGATTGTTGACGGTTCCGTAGCCGTTACCGGCGCGGTTACTGTCAATATGCAGCTACAGCGTACTACGTCGGTCGGTACCGGCGGTACCGCCGTAACGCCGGGCAAACACGACACGACGACCCCGAACCTTCCGGCTAACGTCACTATGCGCAAGACGCCGACGGGCGGGGCCGCGCTTGGTGCCGACGTGCTAGGGTTCGCGTCGCTGTACACCGACGAACAGTCGCCGGGGCCGCATAGCGGGCCGCTTATCAACTTGATTGAAGCCCCGATTATCGTTCGCCCGAATAGCGGTCTTTGCGTCGTGCAAGGTGCCGTCGCGTCGGTCGGTAGCTTGGCTTTCTTGGTCGGTTTCCGGCCCGAACTTATCGCGGTGTAATCATGGCGCTTACGGTCGAAGACGGTACGGGGGTCGCAGGGGCTAACAGCTACGCTAGCCTAGCGACCCTACGCGCGTACGCTTCGGCGCGGGGCGTTACCATGCCCGCAAGCGACCCCGCGCTTGAAGCCTTTGCCTTGCTTGGTATGGACTACCTAGAAGGGCTACGGGGCCGCTATCAGGGCGCAAAGACCGACCCGACGCAGCCCTTGCAATGGCCGCGCTATCCCGTCGTAATCGACGGGGCAGACTTCCCTAGCGACGCAATCCCGGTCGAACTTGTCAACGCGCTTTGTCGCCTGTGCATGGAACAGCACGCCGGGGCCGATTTGTCGCCGACGAAAACGGGTGCGTTTGTCACCGAAGAAACCGTAGGGCCGATTACGACGAAGTACAGCGAAAAGCTAGGCGGCGGTGCCGGCAGCCCGCCGGATATGCCCGCCGTAGACGTGCTTCTAGCGCCCCTGTTGACTGTGGGCAGGGTCGGCTTTGGCTTCACAACTGTACGGGTGTAACCAATGGGCGAATACGACCGCCAAATAGCGACCGCTAAGCGCCTTATCGCACAGAAAGGGCGCAAGGTCGTATGGCGCAAGCACACGCCGGGCGCACTTCCCGACGCGGCTAAGCCTTGGGAACCCGGAAGCGACACGACGACCGACTACCCGGTTAGTATCGTGTTTTTGCCCGAAGGTATGCAGACGCGGGCTTTTATGCAAACCCTGCTAGGTTCGGATATTGTCGCCGGGTTTGACTACGGACTTATGGCGGCGGTTTCGTTCGCGCCGACCATTAAAGACGAAGTTTACGACGAAGCCGGTACCGAACTTTTGCGCACGGTTCATAGCGTAGACCCGCTAGCGCCTAGCGGCGACATTATTTTGTATACGGTTCGGTTTGGGGTGCAGCAATGACAACGCATAGCGAAGCCCTAACCCTAGTGTACGGTCGCGTCAAGTCGGCGATTGAAGCGCAAGCGGCGGCTGCAATCGGCTACGTGCCCACAATCGAATACGAAGGCGTCGAACCGAACAAGCACGCCAAGAAAACCGACGTTTGGCTACGCTGTTCAACCCGTGGCATTGTCGGGCGGCAAATGACGCTTGGTACCCCGGCACCGGGCAAGCACGATTACGAAAGCGTCAATATGCTTTTCGTTCAAGTGTTCGCCCCGAAGAAAGACGGGGCCGCTATTGTGAAGCTGCGCAAGATTGCGCAGATTGTGCAAAGCGCGTATAGGAGTATTGCGGCGGGCGACGAAATTTGGTTTCGTGACGCTACGATACGGGAACAGCCGCCCGAACCCGATTGGTACCAAGCCAACGTAACGGTTGAATACAACTACGTAGAAACCGCCTAACCCTAGGAGTAGCGAACATGCCCCGGCAAACTATTGACAGTAACGTAACTTCGGTATCTGTCGCCGAAGAACTAGACCTTAAGACCCTTCCGGGGTCGCCCGTGTGGTACGACCGCGCCGTTAATTCGTACGCCGACTTCGGCGGCGAAATCACGACGGTAGCCGCCGAAACTATCAACGCGTCGCGCCAAAATCAGCGCGGTACGACGACCGACCTTGACGCGTCGGGCGGGTACAATATCGACATGAAAAACGGTCTTACGCGCGATATGCAAGGTTTCTTCTTCGCAGACGCGCGGGAAAAGCCGGATACGAAGCCGTTTAACGGCACGCAAATTCCGATTACCGCCGTTTCGGCGGCGGCGTATAGCGCGGCTTCCGGCCTAACCGTGTTCCCGGTCAATACCCTTGTTTTTGCGACGGGCTTTAGCGTCGCAGCGAATAACGGGCTTTCCAAGGTTACGACCGTTACGGGAACTACGCTTACGACGAACAACGCCAAGGCTATCGAAGCGTCGCCCCCGGCTGCGTCGCGCGTCGAAGCGGTCGGCTACGAATTCCCGTCGGCTGATTTGTCTATGGTCGTCGGTAGCGGTATCGCAACGTTGACTAGCGCAACGTCGCTATTCGCCAATATCAACTTGAACGTTGGCGAATGGGTGTTTATCGGCGGCGACGCCGTAGCGAACCGCTACAACGCGGGGTACGGCTACGGGCGTATCAAGTCGAAGACTAACGCCGCTATTGTGCTTGATAGCGTCGCTTGGACGGGCGGCACGCTGGCAACCGACGCGGGCGCGGGCAAGCTTATTCAAATCTTCTTCGGTACGTTCATTCGTAACGAAAAGACCCCGGCGCTTATCAAGCGGCGTACCTATCAGGTTGAACGCACGCTAGGCGACGCAGGTACCGGCACGCAATCCGAATACCTTACCGGCGCGGTTTGCAACGAACTTACGTTGAACATTCCGCTTACCGACAAGCATACCGCCGACTTTGCCTACATCGCGCTTGACAATGAACAGCGCACCGGGGCACAGGGCGTTAAGGCCGGTACGCACGTTTCGCCGGAAGCGCAAAAGCCCTACAACACGTCGTCGTCGGTATTCCGGCTTAAGCTGGAAATCCTAGACCCGACGACGCTTACGCCAACGCCTATGGCGGCGTATTGTTCCGACGCAACCTTTACCATTAACAACAACGCTTCGGCAACGAAGGCGGTTGGCGTTCTTGGTGGTATCGACATTAACGTAGGTACCTTCGTCGTCGGCGGGCAGGTTACGGCGTATTTCCGCGACATTGCGGCGGTGCAGGCTATCCGCAACAACAAAGACGTAGGCTTTAGCGCAATTCTTGCGCAGGGCAATAAGGGGCTTGTCTACGACGTTCCCCTACTAGGCGTCGGCGGCGGGCGTATCGCGGTCGAAAAGGATAGCCCTATCACGTTCCCGCTTGAAAACTTCGGCGCGGAAAACGACAACGGCTACACCATGTCGTACACGTCGTTTGACTACCTTCCTACTGTTGCAATGCCGGTCTAATCGGTGTAGAAGGAAAGGGCCGGGCAACCCCCGGCCCTAACCGCATTCAACCGCCGAAAGGGCAAAACCATGTCACTAGCCAAGAAATTCAAGACCGATACGACCGCCGCAAACGAAGGCGTTTGGTTCGACTACGCCGACGCACCGAACGAAGACGGTACCGTACCCGGCTTCAAACTTGCCCGCAAGTCTGCGCAGAACAAGGCGTATCAGCGTGCAATGCGCGAATTCACCAAAGAACACACGACCGAAGAAGGCGTTGCCGACTTTTCCGGCCTTGGCGAAGAAGAAGCCGAACGCGTCGAACTTGACGTGTTTTCGTCGGCGCTGTTGCTTGATTGGCGCAACTTCCAGCCCAACGACGACGGCAAGGAACTGAAGTTTTCCCGCGAAGCCGCGAAGGAAATCTTCGGCAACCCCGATTGGCAAGACCTGTACAAAGACCTTGCCCGCAAGTGTGGGCAGGCAAGCGCGTACAAGGCAAAACAGCTTAAGGCCGAGGCAAAAAACTAATTGCGGTACTTTTGTTCGACGCCGACGCGCAACCCGTCGTAGAAAGTGCCATTAACAAGCAATTAGCGCGGTTTGGCGGCGAAGTCGCCAACCGCAACGCCGACCGACCAAGGTTAGCGCCGGGGTTAAGTCTGTTCCTAACGTCGTTTTACGACCTAGACACAGAACGCGACCTAACGTCGTTGCAGCCTATACCTTGGTCGGCGGTTATCCGCTATGGGGAATTCAACGGGTTTTCCCACAGTGAACTAAACGACCTGTTGTACTTGGTGCGGGAAGCCGACAACGCGTACTTGTTGCACCTAAGCCAACGTAGGAAGCGGGGCAAGTAATGGGAACGCTAAAGGGGTTAGCCAAGCGTCTAAACGACCGGGCAGACGGGCTAGAAGAAGAAGCAAGCAAACACGCGGTAAAGGTAGCCGAAACTATCGTCGCGTCGCTAGCTTACGATACGCCCGTAGACACGTCGCAGGCGCTTTCTAACTGGCAAGTCGGCGTTGGCGTTCCCGGTGCAGCCGACCGCCCGCCGTTCTACCCCGGCGAACGCGGTAGCACTTACAAGCAAAGCGCAGACGCCACAGTAGAAGCGGCGCGGGTTCGCCTTGCCGCTAAGAAGCCCGGCGAAACTATATACATAAGCAATCTTTTGCCGTATATTCGGAAGCTAAACGGGGGGTCGTCGAAGCAACACCCCGGCGGGTTCGTAGAAATAGCGGTCGTACGCGGTCGTGAAATACTACGCAAGCTTCGACAACGACGCTAGGGGTTGCTATGGCCGAAGAACGTATTGATATTGAAGTTACCGACAAGGTAGACCCTTCGGCGGCAAAAAAGCTTCGTGACATTGCTTCGGCTGCGCTTGCCGCCGATAGCGCCCTAGACCGGCTTAAAGCGTCGCTTGTACAGCTTGACGCTAGCGCCGTAGACCGCATGGCGTCTGCGTCGGCTAAGTTGACCAATGCTACCGCAAAAGAAATCAACGCGCAAGCCCGTCTTGAAGCGGCGCGGGCTAAAACTGCTATGGCAGGTAGCAACGCCGCGCTTGCTGCGCAGCGCCTAGCTACCGAACAAGCCCGAACCGAAGCCGCGACCGAACGCGCGGCGGCTGCGTCTGCCCGCGCCCGCGTTGCCCTTATCGCCGAAGAAAACGCGTCGCTACGCCTTGCGGCTGCGAAGGCACGGGAAGCGGCGGCACAAGACGCGGCGAATAGTGCGGCTACCCGTGCGGCGGGCGCTGCTATGAACTTGTCGCGCCAATCCGGCCTAGCTGCGCACCAAACGTCTAACTTGGTCTTCCAAATTCAAGACGTAATCGTAGGGCTACAGGCGGGGCAGGCACCGCTTACCGTGCTGCTACAGCAAGGCACGCAGATTGCCAGCGTGTTCGGGCCGGGCACGGGCGTAATCGGCATTCTACGGGGCGTTGTGCAGGCGGCGGGGGCTATGCTTGCCCCCTTCCTGCCCGTTATCGCGGTCGTTGGGGTCATTGCCGCCGGGTTCGGTATCTTGACCAACGAAATTGGCAAGACGACCGACGTAGCCGTGAATTTTGGCGACGTAGTTAAGGCCGCATTCCAGCTAATCGGCGAAGCTATTTACAACTTCGTTAAGCCCGCGATTGACTTCCTAGCGCCCTACATTAAGAAGACGTACGACTTTATCGTAGACGCTACGGGCATTGTCGTAAACGGTATCGTTGGCGGATTTGTCGGCACGTATAACGCCATTGTGGGCACTTGGGATATGTTGCCCGCCGTGTTCCGCGATATTATGGCAATGGCGATTAACGGGCTAATCGACGTAGTTAACGCAGGCGTCGGCGGTATCCTAAACTATTTCCGCGACTTTATCAACAAGACCGTAGGCTTGTTCGTCGGCGGCTTTAACGCAGTCAAGGGCGTATGGGGCTTGCTACCCGACGCGTTCCACGACCTAGGCGTAGCTGCAATGAACGGGCTAGTTTCTATTGTCGAAACCGGCATTAACGGGCTAGTTAAAGCCGTCGGCGACTTCCTAGAATGGCTAGGAAGCGCGTTTGAAAGGGTTAACCTAGACAACCCGTTTGCCGGGCTGCTAGACGGCGACGTAGTAGACCTTAGCGCGTACAAGGGCGAACTTCGGGGCGCGGGTACTGAAATTGCTACGACCATTTCGGGCGCGTTTAGCGAAGCGTTTTCGCGCGACTACGCCGAAGGTATGCGCGACGCGCTAGACCTGTCGGGCTATAAACAGGAAGTCACAGGCGCGGCCCGCGACGCGTCGGGCGTAATCGCCGACGCGTACCGCGACGCGTTCGCGGCCGACTACGCCGGTAGCGCCTTTGCGGCTATCCGCGAACGGTCGATACAGCTTGCGAAAGAACGCATTGCAGCCGAAGCCGAAGCCGACGCCGGTACGTCGAAGGGCAACGCGTCGCTTAGCACTAAGAAGAAGCTGCTAGAAGAAATCAACAAGCCGCTAACCGAATATCGGGAAAACACGGCGGCACTAAACGAACTTCTAGCCGAAGGCGCAATTTCTATCGGGCAGTATAACGAAGCGTTGGCTTCGCTTTCGCTTGTCGCAAGCTTGCGCGAAGTTGATAGCAACTTGACCGGCACGCCGTTTGCCGACGCGGCGGCTATCGACGAAATCCGCATTGCGGAACAAGAACGGCTTAACGTCGTGCAAATGGCGCTTGAAGCCCGCATTATCAGCGAAGAAGAAGCCGCCGCGCGTATCGTAGCTATCAACCGGCAAGCGTCGCAGGAAATCATTGATATTGAAACCGCGCGTAAGTCTATGATGCTGCAAAACGCGTCTAGCCTATTCGGTAGCCTAGCCGAAGCTGCGAAGGGTTTTGCGGGCGAACAAAGCGGAATTTACAAGGCGCTGTTTATCGCGTCTAAAGCCTTCGCTATCGCCGATAGCATTATCAAAATTCAACAGGGCATTGCGAACGCGCTTGCCCTACCGTTCCCGGCTAACCTTGCGGCGGCGGCGACGGTCGCAGCGCAAGCCGCGTCTATCGTGTCGAATATCCAAGCGGTGCAGTTTGCCGACGGCGGCTACGTTCGCGGGCCGGGCGGGCCGCGCGACGACAAGATACTTGCCAAAGTGTCTAACGGCGAATTCGTCGTTAACGCCGCCGCTACCGCGCGTAATCGCCCCTTGCTTGAAGCAATCAATAGCGGTAACGATAGCGTAAGGTATCGCGGTAACGCGTTCGCAGACGGCGGCGAAGTGCAAGCGGCTTACCGCCCGACGACTGTTGCCCCGCGTATCGGCAACGAAGTGCAGGCGGTGCAGCCGCAAGTTTCCTTCAACGTTTATACGCGCGACCCCGATACCCGCATAGAACCTTCGCGGTCGCAGCAAGCGGCGCGAACCGCACGCGCGGTAAACTACGGTCAAAGGAACCTGTAACATGGTAGCTTTTCACGAAACACAGTTTCCGGCCCGCATTTCGTACGGGGCTAAGGGCGGGCCGCGCCGCCTAACGCAAGTCGTATCGCTTAAGTCGGGCTACGAAGAACGCAACCAATCTTGGCAACATTCCCGCCGCAAGTACGACGCAGGGCTAGGGCTTCGCAGCATGGCAGACTTGCACGACGTACTAGACTTTTGGGAAGCCCGGCGCGGGCAGTTGTACGGGTTTCGTTGGAAGGATTGGGCCGATTACAAGTCGTCGCCCGGTCGTAGCCCCATTACGAACGTTGACCAAATCCTAGGCGCGGGCGACGGTACGAACAAGGTATTTCAGCTTGTCAAGCGGTATACCGACGCAGGCTTTGAATACGTGCGCCCCATTCGTAAGCCTGTTGTGGGCACGGTCGTAGTAGCCCGTAACGGTGTTGCAGCCCCGACGGGTTGGACGCTTGATAGCACTACCGGGCTTATCACGTTTACAACCGCGCCCGGCGTCGGGGTCGTCGTCACGGCGGGGTACGAATTCGACGTACCCGTACGCTTTGAAAAAGACGAACTAGACATTAGCGTAGACGCGTTTGAAGCCGGTAGTATTCCGTCGGTCAACGTTATTGAAATTCGGGTGTAAGCTATGAAACTATTGCCCACAGGATTGCAGACGCACCTTGACGAAGGCGCAACGACCATGTGTTACGCTTGGCGCATTACGCGCAAAGACGGCGTAGTAATGGGGTTCACCGAACACGACGAAAACTTGACCTTCGATAGCACGACCTTTGAAGCCGAAGCCGGGTTTACCGCGTCGCAGGTTCAACAGTCGCTAGGGCTTTCCGTCGATAACATGGAAGTAGTTAGCGCGTTCAATAGCGACTACATCAAGGAAACCGACCTAATCGCGGGCGTATACGACGACGCCGCCGTAGAAGTGTTTTGGGTCAATTGGGCTGATACGTCGCAGCGCCTAATTATCATGGTCGGCAATCTTGGCGAAGTCACGCAGAAAGGCGTACAGTTTACCGCCGAATTGCGCAGTCTTACGCACCGACTTAACCAAAAGGTCGGGCGCATTTATCAACGCACTTGCGACGCAGTTTTCGGCGATAGTCGTTGCGGCGTCAATAAAGCGTCGTACACCTTTACGGGTACGGTAACGTCGGTCGCGTCTAAAAGCGCATTCGGCGCGGCGGGGCTTGGGCAGGCTACCGACTACTTTTCGCGCGGGGTTGTCAAATGGCTTACGGGAAACAACGCGAACGCTACTGTAGACGTGCGTACGCATGTTCTAGCCGGTTTTACTGCCAAGTTCGACGTATGGACGCCTGCAACAGCCGATATTCAGGTAGGCGACACGTTCCAAGTTATCGCGGGGTGTAAGCAAACCGCCGAAATTTGCCGAACGAAGTTCAACAACATTAAGAACTTTCAAGGCTTCCCGCACATGCCGGGCGAAGACATTGTAACGACCTACCCGACGCAGGGCGGCGAAAATCAAACCGGGGGCGCACTTGTCTTTTAGTCGTAGCCATGTCGTAGCCGTAGCGCGGTCTTGGGAAGGTACGCCGTACCACCACCAAGCCTACCTTAAGCACGTCGGGGCCGATTGCTTGGGGCTGCTACGGGGCGTGTTCATTGAACTGTACGGGCACGACCCCGAAGCCCCGCCGACCTATTCGCCTAGTTGGGGCGACGTACAGCCCGACGAACTGCTACTAGACGCGGCCCGGCGTTACTTGGTTGTGCCCGACTACGACGGTTGGTTGCCCGGCGACGTTCTTGTGTTTCGGGTCAAAAACGCCGTGTCTGCGAAGCATTGCGCAATTGCGATAGACGGCGAAATTATGCTACATGCGGTATCTAATCGCCATGTCATGCGAACCGCTATCGGCGCTTGGTCTTCGCGCATTGCGGGCGTATTCAAGTTTCCGGGGGTCGAATAAATGGCAACTATCGTCGCAGTCGCAGCCGGGTTCGCGCTAGCCGCCGGGTCGTACCTATTGTACGGCAACAAGGGGCAGACAATCAACAACACGGGTTCGCGCCTGAATAGTTCGACGTTGACGACTTCGACCGAAGGCGCGGGCATTACGCAGCTTTTCGGGCGTATGCGGCTTGACGGTCAAGTGATTTGGGCTACCGAATTCAAGGAAACCGTTAACACCGAAACGACTAAAACGAAGTCGGGCGGCAAGGGCGGCGGCGGTAGCACGACAACGAAGACGACGACGTACAACTATTCTATTTCGCTTGCAATCGCGTTCTGCGAAGGCAATAGCAAAGCCGCGCTTTCCCGCATGTGGGCAGACGGCAAAGAACTTGACATTTCGACGTTGAACGTTCGCTTTTACGGCGGGTCGCAAACGCAAGACCCCGACCCGTTTATAGAAAGCGTACAGGGCACGGGAACCGTACCGGCGTATCGCGGTATCTGCTATATCGTGCTAGAAGACTTGGCGCTTGCCGACTTCGGCAACCGTGTGCCGCAAATTACCGCCGAAGTCGTCGTACCGATTGAAACCGACGACCCGGTAGATATTCAGAATTCCGCCGAAGCGTTTACGCTTATTCCGGCGTCGGGCGAAACTATCTATTCGGCGCAACAAGTCAACGTAGTTACCGGCGGCACCCCGCCTAACGAAACGACAAAGCCGGATAACGTGCATAACGCTTTCCGCAAGCCAGACGTTGTGCATTCTACCGAAAACCTGCTACGCATGGCAGATAACCTTGACGCCGTGTCGGTCGTCGTGTCTTGGTTTGGTAGCGACCTTCGCGCCGGGGTATGCACCATTCGCCCGAAAATCGAAGACGACGCGCGTAAGATTACGCCGACCGATTGGACGGTAGCGGGGTACACGCGGGGTACTGCGCAGGAAGTTTCGCGCGACGCCGAAGGGCGACCCGTATTCGGCGGCACGCCTTCCGACGCAAGCGTTATTTCGCTTATTCAGTATTTGAAGTCGAAGGGCAAGCGCGTAGTCTTCTACCCGTTTATTATGATGGACGTTCCCACAGGCAACACGCTACCGAACCCGTACAGCAACAACGAAACGGGCGTAGGTCAAGCCGTGTTCCCTTGGCGCGGGCGTATCACCTGTAGCCCGGCCCCCGGCTACGTCGGCACGGTCGATAAAACGGCGGCGGCGGCTACGCAGGTAAACGCGTTCTTTAACGAATACGACGCCATGATTACGCACTACGCTAACCTATGCGTTGCGGCGGGCGGCGTAGACGGGTTTATTATCGCGTCGGAACTTGTCGGGCTTACGACCGTGCGCAGCGCCCTAGGCGTGTACCCGGCTGTTACCCGTCTTGTGTCGCTTGCTACGACGGTAAAGGGTATCGTCGGCGCGGGCTGCAAAGTGACGTACGCCGCCGATTGGTCGGAATGGACGCATTCTAGCGCCGACGGGTATTGGTTCCACCTTGACCCGCTTTGGTCGTCGGCGTCTATCGACGCTTGCGGCTGCGACAATTACCTACCGCTTTCGGATTGGCGCGACGGTACGCAACATTTGGACTACGACGGCGTTAACGGCCCCGTGTCGCCGTACGAACCTGCGTACCTTGCTTCGCAGGTTGAAGGCGGCGAATACTACGACTATTACTACGCGTCGCAATCCGACCGGGAAAACCAAATTCGCACGCCGATTACCGACGGCTTGGGTAAACCTTGGATACACCGCCGCAAAGACTTTCGCAATTGGTGGCTTAATCAGCACTATAACCGCCCCGGTTGGGTTGAAAGCGGTTCGCCGACGGCTTGGACGCCGGGCAGTAAACCGATTTGGTTTACCGAATACGGCTACCCTGCGATTGATAAAGGCACCAACCAACCTAACGTTTTCTACGACCCTAAGTCGTCGGAAAGCGCCTTTCCGTACTTTTCGACGGGTCTACGCGACGATTTTATACAGCGCGTTGCGGTTGAAACCTTGTGCGACTATTGGCGGAATAATTCGCCGACTAGCGGCCCGCTTAAGATGCTTGAACCGAAGAATATGTTTCTTTGGACATGGGATGCACGCCCGTTCCCTGATTACCCCGTGCGCAACGACGTTTGGTCGGACGGGGTGCTATGGTTCAAGGGGCATTGGCTTACCGGGCGCATTGAAAGCGTGCCCCTAGCCCGCCTTGTGGCGCACCTATGCAAGCGCGGGGGCTTGGGTACCGACCAATACGACGTAAGCGGGCTGTACGGGCCGGGGGCGCTTGTGCGGGGCTACTATATCGACCAACCGCAAGCCATTCGGGAAAGCGTTGAAACCCTAATGCGGGCGTACCTATTTGACGCGTTTGAAAGCGAAGGAAAGATTAAGTTCGTTCTTCGGTCGAACACGCGTACGTATTCTATTTCGGGCGACGACTTCGTAGTTAGCGAAAGCGACCCCGTAGGGGTTACGCTTACGCGCGGGCAGGAAACCGAATTGCCCGCGTCGGTCAAAATCGCGTTTATCGACGAATTCAACGACTTTAATTCGGCGGCAATCGACGGCAAGACGGCGCGGGGCTATTCGCAGAATATCGAACAAATCGAAGTGCCCATTATCCTAACGGCGGATTACGCGCGAAGCCTAGCCGACGGTATTGTACAGCAACGTTGGATTGAACGCCAAAGCGGCGACCTAACTTTGCCGCCGTCGTTGTCGCGCCTTGACCCCGGCGACGCAATAACCTTCCCTGTGGGCAACCATTCGATTACGGGGCGGCTTACGGTTGTGTCGCTTGGCGAAACCCGCGAATGTGAATTCTTCGCGTTCGACCCCGGTATATTCAGCTTGCCCGACGCCAAAGATACGGAACGGCTACCAAGAGTAATCGGGTTGTTTGGGCTATCTGCGCTTTACTTCCTAGACCTTCCCTTGTTTTCGGGCGAAGAAGACCTACCGCACGCGCCGCGCCTTGCGGCTAACGCTAACCCGTGGCCGGGGGCCGTGTCGGTCTATCGCAGGTTGCCCGACGGCACCTACGACTTTAGCACGACGCACCCCTACCGTAACGGCGTCGGTCGCCTTAACGCGCCCCTGCCCGCCGGGCCGGTTGGTCTATGGGATAGGGGAAGCGTAATAGACGTGACGTTTGATTACGGCGCGTTGTCTAGCGTATCCGAAGCCCAAGCACTAGAACAAGCTTACGCGCTAGGTATCTACAACGCAGCTAAAGACGAATGGGAAGTAGTGCAGTTTGCAACGGCTACCGTAGTCGGCGCGAACCGCTATCAGGTAACGAACCTTCTTCGCGGGCAGTTGGGAACAGAACACGCGCAAGGGTCGCCGAACGTGCCTATTGGTGCAACGGTTATCTTGCTTGAACCCTACGCGCTTTCGCCGCTTAGCATTACGTCGGAACTTGTAGACGACCCGAATACGTATAGCTACGGCCCGGCGCGTTATCCGCAATCCGACGACACGTACCAAAGCAAGGCGTTTACCGGCAAAAAGGTCGGCTTGCGCCCCTACGCACCTAGCGACCTAGGGCTTACCGTCGCGCTTTCCGGCGGTAATCTTACAGTATCTTGGAAGCGTAGAACACGCTTCGGCGGCGATAGTTGGAAGGCCGAAGAAGTACCGTTGAACGAAGAAGCGGAACAATACCGCTTGCGAATTTACAACGGGGCTGTTATTGTGCGCAAAGTCGTCGTAACGTCGCCTAACTTTGTCTATACGAACGCTATGCAAGTTGCCGACTTTGGCGCGGCGCAAACTACGCTAACGGTTGACGTAGCACAGTACGGGGCGGCGTTTGGTTCCTACGGTATCGTGCGAACTGCAACGCTTGTAATCGAAGGTACTACGCCATGACAGATACGCCGAAGCTTGGTTTAACCTACGTAGACGCTGCGCAGTCGCAGAAACACGTTACCGTCAACGACGCGCTGCGCAAGTTTGATACGTTGGTACAACCGGCGGTCAAAGACAAAGACATTACGACGCCCCCGGCTACACCTGCGAACGGCGACGCTTACATAGTGCCCACAGGGGCTACGGGTGTATGGTCTAGCGCGGTCGGGAAGGTTGCAGCTTGGTACGACAACGCTTGGTTTTTCTATACACCGCGCGAAGGTTGGCGCTTTTGGGTTGACGACGAAGACACCGAATACGTATACACGGGTAGCGTTTGGGCTATCTACGCAGTTTCCGGCGGCGGGGGCGGGTCTATTACCGTCAAAGACGAAGGGTCGAACATTACGACCGCGCTTACGTCGATTGATTTTGTCGGCGCGGGTGTAACTGCGACGAATACCGACGGGGCTGTTACCGTAACCATTTCGGGCGGGGGCGGCGGTACGTTTTCCGACACAGGCTTTACGCTTCAAGACAACGCCGACGCAACAAAGCAACTACAGTTTCAACTTTCTGGCATTACGACCGGCACAACGCGTACGCTTACCGTGCCCGACGTTACGGGCACAATCGCGCTTCTTAGTGGTACGCAGACGTTTAGCGGCAACACGACGTTTAGCGGCACGCTTGCGGCGTCTAACGCGACGGTAACGCTTGGTACGGCGGTTACAGCTACGACCGTAGGGCTTGGTACCGGCGCGGTTACTTCGGGCGTGTCTAAAGCCGTCAACCTTGGTACCGGCGGGCTTTCGGGTTCGACTACGACAATTGAAATTGGTTCGTCTACCGGCGGTGCGCTTGGTGCTACGAACATTCGTACCCCTACCGTGTTCCTTGGTGGCACTGTGCTTAACGGCCCGTCTATCGTCGGTACGATTAGTCAACTTGGGCTAGGCGGTGCGTCGCCCGACGCTACTAACCGCCTGTCGATTAACACGCCCGCCGTGTTGCTGAATAACGCGGGTTCGTCTATCGACATGACCTTTAACAAGAACGCGGCGGGTAACGACGCGTCGCTAAGCTTCAAGACCGGGTTTAGTACGCGGGCGATTGCCGGGCTTACAGGTTCCGACGACTTTACGCTTAAGGTAAGCCCCGACGGGTCTTCGTTCTTCGACGGCTTTTCGGTTTCGCGCACTAACGGCGTTATGACGCTAGGCGCGTCTATGCTGTTGCCCGCTATCGCTTCGCCTGTCAATCCGGGGGCCGGGAAAGTAAACCTATTCGGTCGCAGCGTCGCCGGGCGCATTATGCCCGCTTTCATGGGGCCGTCGGGGCTTGATAGTTCGTTGCAGCCGAACCTTGCCCGCAACAAGGTCGGGTATTGGGCACCGCCGGGCAACGCTGCGACCCTGCCCGGCGTCTTCGGCTTTACTGCCCCGACGACGACCGGCTTTACAGCGACCGCCCGCAACGTCGCTACTACGAACCTGTTTACCCGTATGCGGCGACTAGGTTTCGTTACCGCCGCTACGGCGGGCGCGGTCGGGCAATGGCGCGTCGCCGTGTCGCAATTCACTATCGGCAACGGTTCGGGTCTTGGCGGCTTCCACTACATTTCGCGGTTTGGCATTTCCGACGCTGCTACGGTCGCCGACGCGCAAATGTTTATGGGTATGGCGGTCGGCACAACTACGCCGACTAACGTTGACCCGGCTACGTTGGTTAACTGCGTCGGTATCGGCCATAGCGCAACCGACGCCAACCTTAAGCTATTCTACGGCGGGTCGGCTGCGCAGACGCCAATTGACTTGGGGGTGAACTTCCCGAAGAACACGCTTTCTACCGATATGTACGAACTAGCGTTGTTCGCTTCGCCGAATACCCAAACCATTCAATACGAAGTCACGCGGCTTAACACCGGGCACGTTGCTACGGGTACCCTGTCGGGTACTGTGGGCACGCAGCTACCGGCGGCTACGACATTGCTAGCCCCTTGGGGCTACCGCACTAACAACGCTTCGGCCCTTGCCGTCGGGTTGGACGTGGCAAGCTGCTATATCGAAACCGACTACTAAGGTTAGTCAATCTTACCCCAATTGGGGCCGCGCCCGGCGTCTACGTACACAGGTACGCGCAGGGGTACGGCCCCTTCCATTGTGTGTTTGATAAATTCAAACGCTTCTTTCATGGTTGGGCTATCGTCGCGTACGCTAAAGCCTAGTTCGTCATGCACGGTAATACGCGGCACGCCGGTATAGTCGAACACGCCGCTACGCAGGCACTTCAACATACCCGTTTTCATAATGTCGGGTTCCGACGATTGGAACTTGTAGTTAACCCCGCGATATTCAAACGCGCGGCGGATAAACGACCCGTATTGCCTGATAGCTTCGTCATAGGGCAGGGGGTCGCCCCATTCGCCCCTAACGCCCGGTTCCCACAGGTTGAAGCGGCACCGCCGACCAAGTACCGAAGTCGTGTAGCCGTATTGCTGTACTTCTTCGCCTATCGCTTTCATGGTCGGTTTAACGTATGGTGCGCCTTCAAAGTACGCGTCGAAAAACGCTTTAGTTTGCGCTTCGGTAAAGCCGTCGCCGAAATACGAAGCGGTCTTGAACCCAAGCGCCTTTTGCGACTGCCCGTACAGTAGCCCAAAGTTAACGTTCTTAATCGGGCGACGGTAAAACGCGGCGCGTTCCGGGTCTTCCGTATCCCAACCTAGAAGCGGGGCTACGCGGTTAAACACGTTCTTGTGGTAGTCGGTCTTCGGGTTGTTCTGATATTCGGCCCGCAAGTCGTCTGCCCCCGGCCCTACGGCGAAGTGCGCAAGTATGCGGTAGTGAATTTGCGAATAGTCGTTTTTCTGCCAGCACAAATGGCCGGGGTCGGGCACGAAGCAACTACGAACGCGCTTGCCTAGCTCGGTACGCACCGGGATATTTTGCAAGTTAGGGTCGGAAGACGCGAAGCGCCCGACCTTAGCCCCGTTGTCGTCGCCCTTTAGCGGGTGAAATTGCGGGTAAAGCTTGCCGTTTACGTTCTTGTCTAGGATATACGATTGAATGAACGTGCCGCAAAGCTTTTCGCGTTCGCGTATATCCCGTACGACTTCGCCTAGCGGGTGTTCTAGCCCGGCTAACCATTCCTTTTGCACCGACGGGTTGCCCGCCGCCGTCTGTGGGCAGGCAATGCCTACTTTCTGGAATAGCGGCCCTAATTGGCGGCTATCGGTGCTTGAAATGCTGTACCCGTATTGCGACTTAATGCGGGCGTAAAGTTCGGTTATTTCGTTCTGCATTTCGCCGTACAAGCGTTCGGCGGCTGCAACGTCAACCGATACGCCTTCAAGCCGCATTCGCACTAGAAGCGGGATTAGGTCGCATTCAAGCCGATAGACCGTTTCAAGCTGTTGCCGCCTAAGTTCGTCGTATTGGCGTTCAAGAATGCGTAGTGGCAAGTCGGCGTCGTCTTCGGCGTAGTGCCCGACCAAGCGCGGCGGGGCGCGGTAGATATTGCCGCGCGTTTCCGATACCGGCGTTTCCGGGTAAGCGGCGCGTAGCCATTCGTACAAAACGTCGGTAGTCTTGCGTTGCCGTAGGTACTTTTCGCCTAACACGTCAAGGGCTACGAACGCGAATTCGTCAATAAGGGCTTCGGCAAACTGTACGTCGTGTAGCGGCCCGTCTACGTAAACGCCTTCGGTCGTAAGCCAACCTACGTCGTAAATCAGGTTCGCGCCGACCTTCGGTACGGGCGTGTGCAGCACAGTCTTAAGCCAACCGAACACGGCGCGGGGGTCTAGGTTGTCGCCGGGTTCGACTTCGTGACGCACCGGGAAGTACCATTTACCCCGCGCCCCGTCGGCGGCTTGCGCAGCTATCGACACGCCGACGATATGCCCCCGACCGCGACCCCAACCGGGGCCGTTGCTAAAGTCGGTTTCCTTGGTTTCGGTATCAATCGCTATCGCGGTTGCGGCGGATAGGTTCGGGAATTCGCGCGGTACCCGCCAACCCGTGTCGGGCACTTCGGGAAGCGCCCGAAGCGTTGCTTTCTTACGGGGTGTTAGGTCTACGTCGTCGAAAAACAATGCTTAGCCCCTTCGCTGCGTCAAGGCGCCGCGAACGTTGCTCCCGAAGAAATACGTTATACCGTTCTTGCCTACGAAGTCAATCTTCGTCGCAATGTTTTTCAGGGCAAGCAAGTGCTTCGCGCTAAAGCATAGCCCCGGCGGTATGCCTTCAATTTGGTAGGTAGCCCCGACCCCTTCGGTATGGTGCGACGATATAAAGCCGTCGAACGTGTAGATAGCTGCGCCGCCCGCCGACGCACCTACGCCGGTTTCGCTAAACGGCGCTACAGCTTCGACCGCTTCAAACAACGCGGGCGGAATTGCGGGCGTGTTGTACACGTCGCCCCCATTGATTACGCGTTGAATATCCGGCCATTGTTCGCCGTATAGCTGCGTGCGCAACCATGCCCCGCCGTCGAAATAGAAAGTAACGGTACGGTCGGAAACACCAATGCCCACAAGCTTAGCCGGTACCTTCGACACGGCGGCAATTGCGGCTTTAGGTAGGGCTAGCCCATTCGGCAAGTTAATGCCGTGCCAGAATTCAAACATAATATTGCGGTCGGTCGCTACCATGCTGTTATTCTGTAGCAACAAGCTACTTTCTACGACCGTTTGCCCCGTGCCCGATACAATCGGGTTCAACAGGGCGAAGCCTTCCTTAAGCCGGTCGTCAACCTGCCCCGCTTGCACGTCGGGCGCTACGTACGGCAACGCCGCCGGATTAAGACACGGGATAATAGCCCGAAAGTTGCCCGACTTTACGACAAGCTTTTCGGCGTCAAGCTGCGTAATCGCAACCGCCTTCTTACAGCGCCCCAAGGCGTCAATAAGCCGGTAAGTGTGTGGGCACACGTTCAATTCTTCTTCGATAGGGTGCCCGACCGCTAGAACCCCGTCAAACGCAACAGCGTAGCCGCCTGCTAGGCGGCAATGCGTCTTTGACACAAGGTCGCCCGCCTTATCGTTCTGCGCTACCTTGATAAAATCAAGCGCGACGGCAAGGCTAATCCGTGCGTCGGGTTCCTTCGTTGTGCTACGCTTGCGCGGTGCCATGCTTCGCCCCCTTAGAACGGTATTTCGTCTTCGTGGTGTTCGCAGCCTAGCGCAATGATACGCGCGGGCGGGCGGGCACCCCCA